AAAGAAAAATTACAACGTAAAATAATACGCTTTGGTTTAAAGATGATACCTAAAGGTGATGTATGAAATGCGGAACAATAATAGCGATCGAAGGACGCATAGCAACTGTTGTGTCGTTTTGGCCGTTTGATTTTGGTATTATCTGGGGAGAACATAAAGTTGATATTAATAATTTACCAGAACCAGATTTAGAATTCGGTCATAATACAAAAATTACAATTATTAGTGAGCCATTATGAAATCACAAGATATACGAGAAAACAAAATACACTATCGGTATCGTAAAGATAGTGATAGAAAATGAAACAAGGAGAATAGTTATGGATGCAGAAAAACTAAAAGAAATCTGTTTGAAGCACGTCAAATGGCTTAACGGAGAGGAAGGAGGAGAAAGGGCCAACCTTCGCGGTTCCAACCTTAGCGGTTCCAACCTTCTCGGTTCCAACCTTAGCGGTTCCAACCTTCTCGGTTCCGACCTTAGCGGTTCCGACCTTAGCGGTTCCAACCTTAGCGGTTCCAACCTTAGCGGTTCCGACCTTAGCGATTCAGACCTTAGCGGTTCCAACCTTAGCGGTTCCGACCTTCGCGGTTCCAACCTTAGCGGTTCCGACCTTCGCGGTTCCAACCTTAGCGGTTCCAACCTTCCGCATAAATATATATCAATTGGTCCTATTGGATCGCGTAACGATATAACAATTTATTCCTACGAATACGACGTAATAAGATGCGGATGCTTTAAAGGATCGATAAAAGAATTTGCTGAAAGAGTAAAAAGTACTTATCAAGAAGGACATAAATATCGTATTGAATATGACGCTGCTATTGAAATGATAGAAAAGTTAAGGCCATTGTATGATAAAAAGTAGAGGTCAACATGCGTGGTAGTTTTTTACGGTTTATTGTAACCAAATCTAGCGATGACGGTACGTTTAAAAAAGGCGACAAGTTTTGGTATTTAAAAAACGGAGATATCATAATACAGCCTAAAAAAGATCCTGGTGGATGGTTGGCAAAATGTGATATTGAAAAAGCACAACGCGGTATGGCATGCGTAGAGGACAAAGAATATAAACAACAAATGATAGCTAATTTAGAAAAAGAATTATTTAATATAAAAAATAATTGACAAAGTTATCGGCATGTAGTATATCTATATTGCTTGGAGTGGAAACCAAGATGGAGTGTTGGCAATGTTCCTGTTCTCAAAAGATGGCCTGAAAGAACGGCTAAATGGCTGCTTCTTTGCCGACACTACCAAATGGCTTTCCACCTTTCAGGCTATCTTTTAAGCATAGGAGCATATATGCAAAACAGTTTATCTACGAAACAGACAATGACGATACAAGAAGTATCATCGGCTTTGGGTGCTAGTAGAACTACAATTGAACGCGCAGTAAAGATGTTATATCCAGATATTATACAGCATGGGAGAACTACGTATTTAAGCGAATATCAAGTAACACAAATTAAAATTAAATTACAGACGAGTAACTCCTTCAACCTTGAAGGAGTTACAACTGACTTGGAAATGGCCGAAAAAGCAGCGTCAGTAATGAAATGGCTACACGAAAAAATATCTACCTTACAAATGGAACTAGATACTGTAAAGCCAAAAGCGATTGTATATGATAAATTTATGGATGGTTCAAATGGCCAACCAATAGGAGACGTTGCAAAAGTAATAGGTCGCAAGCCTAACGAACTGCATCGATTATTGCGTGAAGCTAAAATAATGCGTGATAATTATACGCCATTTTCAGAGTATTCACATTATTTTATAGTTAAAGAAAAACCGCTTCCAAACGGTAAGAATACGTTTGTTTCGTATGTTTTGCCTGAAGGATTTAATTATATTCAAAAACGGTTTGGTAATTAATAATGAAGTGGTTCAAACATATTTCAAAAAGTCGTTTTGACGCAAAAATAATGCGTCTTATAAGAAAGCATGGATTACGCGGATATGGACTTTATTTTGCTATACTTGAAGGAATAGCATTTGATCTTGAACCTGAAAAACCATTACCAGAACTAGAACAGACAGCACATGACATTGCAGATTTTTTCGGTGAAGACACAGTAAAAATTGAGGAAATTGTTCAAGATTGTATCGGAGAAGGTTTGTTTGATATTAATGGAGAAACTGGTTCGATACGGTGCTTAAAATTATTAACTTATCTTGATAATACAATGAGTCAAAATCCACAAATTAGAGCTATTTTAGATAACTTCAATAGAAATGAAAGTAAAAAAATTAAAGAAACTTTAAGTCCTTTAAAGCAGATTAGATTAGATAAGACTATCTTAGATAAGATTATACAAGATGAAGTATCAAATAATAATAAAAATGCAACTAAAGTTGCTGACAAACCTAAACTGTATGATTTGCCTATACCAGAGAACCTTAAAACAGATGCGTTTATAGCCACGTGGAAGCGCTGGATTGATTACAAACGCAAAACAACAAGGATTAGTATTGACGAGGCTACAGCAACGCTTGCATGGCTTTCTGGGCGTACTGTACAAGATGCTATAGATTGCATTGAAACTGCTATAAGGAATGGCTGGAAAGGATGCTGTTTCGAGCCTAAAAATAAGTTTAAACAAGAACATAAAAAAGCCGGTCATGTAGATAAGGAATTCAGCACGGACTTTTGATTATGGACAACTTATCAACTGCTCTTGTTACACTAGAAAAAGGTATGGCTAGTGCGTCATATATTCATGCTGATTTGCCTTGTGAAATATGCGGTGCGTTACCTGTTGAACAAGAACATGAAATAACTACCTATTGCACTGGTAAAGATAAACCGGAAAAGACTATTATTAAAGCAAAAGGATTACCGTGTACATGCGGTATGGAAATGTTCGATAAAGATTCGGATGGTAATTTTATTTTATCTAAAGAATATGCGCGAAAAGTTTTATTAAACGAACGTATGCAATATGCAAATGTGTCTGATATATATAAATCACTAGAAGGATATCAGGTAACTGATAAAAATAAATCTGCGCATGAATTAATAACAAAATGTGATATACGGACATTACTTAATGACGGGAAAGGTGTTTTTTTAATTGGTACCACTGGAACCGGTAAAACATGGCTCTTAGAGTATTTAATTTGGATAGCGGCAACAATGTTTTTAATTAAATCAAAAGTTGTAAAGTGGTCGGAATTTATTGCAGAAATTAAACAATATAGCGACTGGGATAATTCATTAGAATCGATAATCGAAGAATATAAAAAAATTCCGTTGCTTATGGTTGACGATATAGGTAATCCGGTTATACCGGAACGCAGGTATGAACATATTTTTAGTCTTTTTGATTATCGATATGAACATAAAAAGTCAACATTATTTACCAGCAATCTTAATGCGGAAACATTAAAGATAAATCTTGGGGATCCTATTTTATCGCGTATATCTGGAATGTGCAAAGACGCAAAAATAGCGATAACCGGAATTGATTATAGAACTGGAAAGGATAATTTATGAATAAAGAATTAATAAATAAAGAATTAGCAGAAGAATATTTTCACGAAACTGGTGTGCATTTATGTCATGACTTGGCTTTTGAGGATTATATTGTATGGCTTCAAAAAAAATATTTACAAACTAGGAAAGATTATTTATATCATATTGATTATTGTCAATTTAAATGCGAGGCTATATCATGAGTTGCTCAAAGATAGAACCATTAAAACGTATAAACGTTTCTGATTTAGATAACGGAAAAGAAGACATATACAATTGCATAATATTAAAATTTGAAGAGTATCAATCAAGTGCTATAATAAAATTAATAAAATCAGAAAAAACATATACTGTATACAAAATACAGGCAGTAGATAAAATAAGATCGCCACAACAAAACAACTTGTTCCATGGCCCTATACTTGACGCTATAGTAAATTGGACAGGCGATACAGACAAGGATTATTTTAAGGCATACTTGAAACATAAGTTTTTAACGGAAGTTGGTGAAGACGGTAAAAAAAGAACTAAGCATACTAGTGAATTAACAATACAGGAATTTAATTTGTTTTTAACAAAATGCGTTACATGGATTATAGATAATGGCGGTGGGCAGTATTTGCCGTCAGATATTATGCTAATGTGATTAGCCTATTGACAAAAATACAAAAACTGTATATACTAAATGTAACAATGTTGAAGGTGGTATTATTATGGATCATGAAGTTTCGGAAATGTTCGAATCTGTAATGGTAAGGAAAGCATATCATTCTGGAGAATGGTGGATAAGCGCGATTGATGCTACTGCGGCTATGGGTTATTCTAATCCTCAAAGAGAGGCAAAATTATTAATTCAGAGAAACAAAGAAAGATTTGAAGGGTATTCAACTAGGATCAAATTGATCCATGTTGAAAATGGAATAAACAAAAAGCGTGATGTTGTTATGCTTAATATAAAAGGGGTTATTGCTTTATGCATGTTATCAAATAAACCTAAAGCCGTACCATTTCAGCGGTGGGCAGATAAAGTATTAGCAGAGCATATTGAAGCGGCGGTGAAGGTTCGATCAGGAAAATATGGAGAGATAACTGACAAAACAATTACTTGCAGAAAGATGGAAACATCAGAATGGAAACGGCACGGAATAGAAGCACCAGCAGACTATCGCGAATTGACGTTGTATGAATATGAATTACTTGGAATTAAAAATAAGCGTAAGGGAGAAATGGCTGGAGACGAATTGATTGAGTTGACGCTTTCTAATTTGTCAAATACAGTTCGCTTGAAGTCAAAACAAAATAAGGTTTATAAAAATGGTATACAAAACGAGATGAAAGAGACGGCTAAATATATAGAATCAATTAAGCAAATTGGATAGTTATGGCTACATATACCCAATTATCACTTTGGGAACAACCAAAAGAAATATGCAATGCAAATTACCGTGAATGCAGCATACGAGAAGGTTGCCAAATGTGTCAGCATAAAGGATTTAAAGGTGTGTTATTAAACTTAAAAGATTGGTGCAAATTGTTAGATCAAGAAATAAGTTTAGGACATACATGCGATTATCGGGAGGAGTTTAGACGATGAAAGCTAGCGATGTGGTATTACAAATAAATCCCCGCATTAAGGCATGGGGAAATTGTGAGGTGGTTGTTTACGATAATAAAACTAAAGAATACAAAGAAATTAAATGGTATGGTGTAGAAAGAGTTGATAATGACGAGAAAAGGTTTGTATTTGAAATAAACAGTTAACCAATATATAAAGAATTTTCGAATAAATTAATAGCTATTTTAAATGACGTGGAATAGTATAAAAGTTTAGTCGGTTATGAGTGAGGATAAATTATGACTTGTATTATATGCGGTAAAGACTGCGGCTTAATGGATGTCGACGAAGAGCCGCCGTACAAGCATTCCGCGATGATGAAACGTACCCGCGCCGCTATAGCAAAGGCCAAGGGGGAAGCATTATGACATGTAAAGAAATAATTGAAAATTATTTACGTGAAAATGGGTTTGATGGTTTAGTTAATACAGATCTGCCATGCGGATGTGATGTAGATTCTTTATTCCCATGTGAATGTGAAGGCTCTGATTGTCAGCCTGCATACAGGAAAGTATGTGAAGAATGTAATAATCATTCTGATTGCGATTCTGATTGTAAAGAGTTTGGGGAATGTTTTTGTTTATCAAAGGCGAAAGTATGACTTGTATTATATGCGGTAAAGACTGCGGATTGTTCGCACAACGGCATCACAAGTTTAGTAAAACAGTTATAAATTTAAAGTTGTACGGTAAAAAAAGAATCAATGACGAACGCAATATACAATACCCAGTATGCGGACGTTGCAATATCAGTCATGCAGCACAAGGGAAAGGCTTGGAAGTTTGGCGAGAAGAAAAGTTTTGCGAGGTTATGGAAATAGAGCCAAGAAGTAAAAATAGTAAGATACGATCTTTAAGAGAGGCACAATCATGAAACCAGGCGATATAGTTACAACCGCCTACTACCTAGCCGAAGCGAATATCATACGCCGTATAACCAATGTCATACATGACCGAAGGTGTAAGAGTGGACTATTGGCCAGTGCTGATGGTGGTGGGGTATGCGGTGAATGCGGAAAGCAACGTGGTAAGGCGGTGCCGATGATTGATTCTGAATATTATAAAATACTTAAAAACAAACCTTGACAGTAAATGGAAAAGACGTGTGATAATTGTAAATATAAGAATGTATTGGCAAGTCATTTTCCTTGTAGATAGCGTGTATTTGTTGACAAATGGCATACAACGAGACGCGTAACAAAATGCATGGTAAAAATTATTAAAGACGGTGAGGAGCAAGGCATGGATAATGAGAAAAAAGAATTGAAAGCAGCTGTTGCAATTTTAATGGATACCGTCTTAAGTTTATTACAAGACGATCCACATCAATGGTCTAGCAGACCGTGTCCGACATGCAGAGCGATAAGTGCTATTATTAGTAAACCATTCGGTTGCTATTTATATGCGATAAAACGCCACAAAGACGGCAAGGAGTGATTATGTTATCTAAAATATGTGTGTTTATTTGGGATTTCTGCGAATACCACCATATATCTCTTGGTGTGTTTGCTCCATATGTTTTTGGTGGGATTATTGGTCGTATGCCAAAAAAAGTTAAAAATAATGGACAAAAATAAACTATGGATAATTTTGAATTTAATTGTGAATTACAAGCGTTAATTTGCGAAAGGGAAGGGATGATAGCTGAAAATAAACAGAGAGAAACGTTAGGTCAATTAGTTCCATATTCAGAATATAATTTTAGTTTATTAGAAGATAAATTTTTAGAATTAAAGACTAAATGGTTAAAAAGAATAAAGGATTAAGCAAATGAAAAGACGTGTAAGAACTGCGGCTATAAAGATAAATTTTGTGATACATGCAAAAATTACAGCATGTGGATATTTAAAAATTCCAAACGAAATAATAAGTATATAAAAATGGATGTACGTGCTGAATAATAAAATAAGCAACCGAGGTGAATGATGAGAAAGTGTAAATATTTAAATAGATATAACCTTCAACTATTTGAAGGAATATTTCATCAATGGGGTACAAACATGAAAGAATTTGAAAGCGGCGGCGTAAATTATACCGTTGGAATAATTGAAAATCCAGACGGTTCTATAGCGACACCGCTTGCTAGTGATATTGTTTTTTTAGATTAGTCCTCCCCCGATAAAGTCGGCGATGGTTCATGACTACAGGGAATAAATAAATGCCTATAATTTCAGAAATAGAAGCAAAGACAATGAGTGAAAATTTAATTTTTGATTACTGTAAATGGTGTTTTGAAAATGGCTGGCATTATGCGCATAGTGAAAATGATTTAAAATGTCATAGATGTGCATTGTTTCATAGGGGGATATTTAAAAATATTTAAGTTAATTATGTGCTTGCGGCGTGGTGGAACACGCTCGCCGGATAGTATAGGTTGCAAGCTATAACCCGGTTAAATGCAGAGAGGTGTCATACCCTGGCGACGGATTCTTCCTCTTGTCCAACAAACAAGATAGAGAGCGGCACCATAAAAACAAGGGATCAGGTTCAAACCCTGACAAGCGCGCAAGTCCGCTTGGCCACATTACGGACTGAAAAGTGGAACCGTGGCAATGGAATGACCGCGCCATAGTAGACGGTCGTGGCAATGTAGTTTAAAGCTAGGGAAAACATGACTAACGTAGTCAAAGAATGCAAGTTCGAGCCTTGTCATTGCCAAACTAATCCGGCATGTCCGGTTTAGATTATAAATCCTACATAGTAGGTGAAAACGTCCACGAGACGGTAAATCAACAGTATAACGGCGGGTGCCTTTGGCCCGTCAGTTTTAAAAAAACACTTGACACTATTCGTGTTTTAGTATAATATATAATCAACTTATCAGGAGACAAATAAAATGGACGAACAAGAGAATAACGAACAAGTGGCGATTGAACCAGAAAAGAAGCGGCGCGGTCGGCCAGCTAAAACGCTTCAAAGTGGAATAACTGTTGTTAATGCTCCAAAAGAATTTGAAGAAAGCATTATAGAAGACGGTAAAAAAATTAAAGACGATGATATTGCAGAAGAACCGAAAAAGAAGCGTGGACGTAAACCTAAGAAAGACATTTTAAGAGGAGTGTATCTTTCAGATCATAAAATAGATCCTACACTTAGGGATAAAAAAATAGTTAAAAGACGCAAAAAAACTATTAGTCGTAAAAAAAATAATGATCGTATTAATAGAATTATACGAAATATTAAAAAAAATCGTTTTAGCTTTTCACTAAAAAAAATAAATATTCCTAAAATTAACATTGATTTTAGCGGTATTAAATTACCAAAAGGATTGACATGGGGACAAGTTGGAGCGTGGACAATTGCGGCCGGATCGCTAATTGTAGCGGCGGTAAAATAGCATGAAAGAATTTCTAAGAGAAAAAACAAGACTCTTATTGGTAAGATTAGTATGCTTACACGTATTAGTTTTTGGTGAAAACAATGGCTAAAGATTTAAACTGTACGTTTATTGTCGGACGGATAGCTAATGATCCTGAATTTAAAATAACTCCAAACGGTAAGGAGTTATTGAAATTTAGAATAGCTAATAATCCACAATTCAGTGATGATGCAAATTTCTTTGATGTTTCCGTATGGGGTAAGACCGCTGCGGCAATCAAAGATTACATGGCAAAAGGTAAACAGGTAGCCGTACAAGGGCGTTTGCAGCAACAACGGTGGACTAACGCCGAAGGGCAACAAAGATCAAAAGTTGAAATTGTAGCGGAAAACGTGCAACTTTTGGGTGGTAATAAGACGCAAGAGAACACACCTTCTCAAGAGGCGGTTAGTCCGACTAAAAAACAAATGGACGATGCGACGGCAAAGTTGAACGGTGGTGTGGATGACTCAATACCATTTTAACGAGGTGAATACATGGGCAGAAAACATACTTCGCAAAGTGCTTTAGCACATCTTGAACATGCGGAAGGGAAAGATAAGGTTGGTACTTTTTATTTTAAAGAAAAACTAGGTAATAAAAGTTGGGGGTGTATAGATTTTTTGCGGCGATTTAATTTTGCTATACGCATTAAATGATTATAGGTAATGGCTATTGATGAATTGATAAGATATTATCAAATGAATTTAATAGACATGCATCCATCAGTATTAAAAACATACGGGATACCTATACCGGAAGCTGAATTAAAATTCCATCCCAAAAGGAAATTTAGGTTTGATTATGCCTGGACAAAACAAAAAGTTGCCTGCGAAATTGAGGGGGGTATATTTACCGGTGGAAGACATGTCAGAGGGAACGGATATTTGCTCGACTGTTACAAATACAATGCTGCCGCCGAATTTGGATGGATTTTGCTTAGATATGCACCGGGCAAAGTTGACTACGAACAAATCAAACGTGTATTACAAATGCGGGATGGGGATAATAAAAGGTGATAAAATGAATAACGAGGAATACGAACACGGTGAATTGATTACTGATTGGAATACTGTAAAACCAGGTAGTTTAATTATAAGTAAAGATAAAACATTTGTTACACAATTTATAGCGTGTATTGATAAGGATATTATTGTTAGAAATACTTGTGAAAATAAAAATATATACGGAGAATTTCCCAGAGTAAACTTTTTACATTATTATTACGCCATAACAAAAAAGAAAAATGTTGTTAAATATTTGTATGAGTATGTAACAAAAAGAAATAGCATTCAACAATCAAACGAATATTATGTTGATGATAATGATTTTAAAGATGGTCTATCATTAATAAGTTATTCAAAATTCCATCGCTTAGATTGGACAGCGAAAGAGTTTGACGAATAAATAAAGGAGCAAATATTTATGCCATATTGTACTAGTTGCGGTATGCCAATTTCTGAAGGACAAGGGAAAAGTTGTTCTATGTGTTATGGTGATATAAATCATGGTAGAGATGGATATTATCAAGAATGGGCAGAAAGACAAACGGAGCGAGAACGAGAACAATTTCAGATAGATGAATGATTGTTTAACAGGATAGATTATAGTATACTATGACATGCATAAAATAACAACGTGCTTATGGATTTTGTTATGTGTGATGTTGGAAAGCCCGACCAGGCCAATAAGCAATAGGGATAGGCACGATAACTTTCTTAAATGGCAATGCAATTATTATGAATTGAATTACGAAATAATACTGGCAGTAAGGAAAGCGGAGAGTCAGAATAATCCAAAGAAAAAGGAATGGAAAAACGGAGTAGTTATTTCACGCGGATATTTCCAATTATGTATATCAACAGTACAAGACTTTTATTGGAAAAACGACATTGATCAACCTGACAATTTTGTTGATATATCGTATGATCCATATGTCAATCAGGAAATAGCATGTTGGCAGATAAGGAAGTATTTAGATATATTCAGAGGAGATTATAAAGCGGCATTGAGCGCGCATAACATGGGGTTGACTGGATTTTTAGATTATCGCCGGGAAACTGGTAATATTTACAGGTGGGTATATATAGATTTAGTACGAAGGAATGGAGCCAAAGGATTATGAAAAAAGTAAATTATACTAAAAATAAAAAATATCCTACCGTAAAAGACATGTTGAATTTTATAAAAAATAATCATATACCAATGAATGCTGAAATTTTGGTTGAACATCTAGATAATAATTATTTAAAAAAATGGGCGCATTATATTGGCAAAGATGGTATGACTGGTTTTCCGGAAATTTTAATACCGGCACATAATGGTTTTGGAACTGCGATGAACAGAAAAAAATTCGTTATATGGATGCATTGTTAAATAAATTATGACTAAACGAGACTTAATAATCTTGGTATGTTTTGCAGTATTAGTACCGTTGGTAATATATTTAATATTAAGGTGGTTATGATAACAAGATTTAGGCATAATGGTATAGACCAACCAAGGGCATTTGATTTGGAATATGATTTTGGTGCAAACAGTGAAAAATATAAAAAATTATATATATATTCTTTTAATGAACATGTTGAACCTTGTGGGGATATAATTGTTAATGCTATATATCATGGCAAAAAGGTAATATTTAAATTTTATCATGGTGAATTTGTTACTAGTTATCTTATGGATGAATATTCATTCAAAAATGACGACATGTCGATAATAAAATATAAAAACGTATATAAACATATATATAAAATAAAGGCTGATAAAACCAAAAAAAGTGATTGCCATTATGGCGTAATGAGGATTGAAAAATGAAAGAATTAACAGTTAGGCAAAAAGAATGTTTGGAAGCTATACGTAAATATATAGCCGATCATGGGTATGCTCCGACAATGCGGGAACTAGCAGAAATATTAGGGGTATATATGAAATGTGCTTATGACCATGTTCGAACATTAGAACGGAAAGGATATTTACATAAGGTAGAAGGTCATTCTAGGACAATAGTGTTGTTAAAATGAGATTAAACGCTTATAAAGATGCAATAAAGCAATGTTTAAACATTAAAAAGTCCATGTAAAAAATATGAATTTGATTGTAAAAATGGTGATAGACTTAAAAGTTTAGAGGAGTGAACCATGCCCGCCGGAAGACCGCCAAAGTATGAAACAGTAGAACAACTAGAAGAGATAATCGATAAATATTTTGATGAATGTGTCCCTACTCCGTTAATGGATAATGACGGGCATGCTTTGACCAATCAAAAAGGATACCCTATTTTCCAATTAAACCCGCCAACTTTAACAGGATTAGCATTGGCTTTAGGGTATTGTTCAAGACAAAGTATATATGACAACGAGGGGAAAAACGATGAATTTTCTTACGCTATTAAAAAAGCGCGATTAAGATGTGAACATTACCTTGAAAAATATACTTTATCCGGTGATATACCAGCAGCCGCGGGGATATTTGGGCTTAAAAACCATGGGTGGTCAGACAAACAAGAAATCGATCATACAACCAAAGGACAGGCAATAAATGTTTACTTTGGGGATGGGAAATGATAGCAGCAATTATTTGTTTAGCTGTTTCGATAATAATATTCAAGATAATTAAAAATAACAACTTTAGCGAAGATACTGAAAATTTGTTAATAACAATATGCACGATGTTTTTTGGCTTTTTTTTAATACTTTTTGTTGGAAGAATTGCATTATTTATAAATGATAGTAGTTATAAGCTAATATTTGATAATATCAAAAAGTGTTTTAAAATTATAATGTCTTATTGAATGAGCGATATATTAATATCACCTGCTTTTGAGCCATTCTCAAAAGATCATTATCGGTACAAAATAGCATTCGGTGGACGTGGTGGGGGGAAGAGTGAGAATATAGCCAGATGCCTGCTGGTTATGGCTATGCGTAGCCGGTTGCGGATAGCGTGTGTACGAGAGATTCAGAAGTCAATCAGGCAGTCCGTACATACGCTATTCAGCGACTTAATACGGAAATATGAGCTCATAGATTATCAAATAACAGAACGAGAGATACGAAATGTCAAAACTGGATCAGAGTTTTTGTTTTCAGGATTACAAGATCATACGGCGGATAGCCTTAAATCAATGGCGAATATTGATATTGCATGGATTGAAGAAGGACAGTCCATTACCGAAAAAAGTCTCAACATCTTTACTCCGACCATTAGAAAGTCAGGCTCTGAAATTTGGATTTCATACAATAGGTATTTATACAATGATGCAGTTCATGGTATATTTAATAGTTATTTACAAGGTTCCGGACTGGAGAAAACTTTTAAAACGTATGTTTGGACGGAATGGAGAGCCGAAAACGCGATAGCTATAAAGGTAAACTATGACGCTAACCCATGGTTTACTGATGAAAACAGGACAGAGTTAGAAAGCGATAAATTAAATAATCCTGAACTGTATAATTATAAATGGCTTGGTCATCCTTTAAGCATGGGTGATAATTGCTTAATACCGCTTAAATCAGTTCTAGAATCAATAAATAGAGAAGTAAAAGAGTGGGAGCATATATCAATTGGTTGCGATCCTGCGCGCTATGGAGATGACGAGAGCGTTATATTTGTACGCAATGGATTTAGAGTATTGCCAGCCATAACATTTAGAGGTGTTAATACATCCAGATTAGCCACTGAAATTATACGTATATGTCGTGATTACTATACACAAGGCTATACAAAAACTATTGAAATAAAGGTTGATGATACTGGATTAGGAGCTGGAGTAACTGATCAATTAGAAACAGCGCAAAATAACGAAAAGATTAAGCCAAATCCAGCATTTAATTTATCAGTATTACCGCTAGTAAACAATGCAGAGGCTGGAGATCCTGATTATAAGGATTTAGGTACAGAGTTATGGGGTAATGTTAAAAAGGCGCTAGAAACAGTATCCTTGCCTGATGACCAAGAATTAATAGAGCAGCTTACTAATAGACGGTATCATATAGAGCCAGACGGGCGTATAAAGCTTGAACGTAAAGAGGATATGAAAAAGCGTGGTATCCATAGCCCTGACCGGGCAGATGCGCTGGCGCTATGTCTATATAACCCTCAAAATTATGACTTTAGCGATACCAAGATAGAACGTAAAACAAAGACCTAGACATGTGTATACTTGATATAATATCAATTGGATAGTATTATTATCAATAGAGATTATACTTGGAGTTAAAATGAATGAACTACCAGCTTTAACTGATATTTATTATGAAAGCGAAAAGGGCACAATTTATTTGGGACGTACGTATCCTTGCAAATATAAGGATGATTTAATGATTCAGATGTTAAATTGTGAAGAGCTACAAAAGGTAATAGATAACAAAAATATACCTTTATTTTACTTGGGGGATAAGACCAAAGTATATTTGGGAAGAATTGTTTTTGATAGATACGTGGATAATCTTAAGTCTGAAATGACTAGATATCTTGAGCAGATATCTAAAGCAAATGATTGACAAACAGTATAAAAAGCACTAAACTAGTAAACAGTGCGGAATAAACTATACAGTTATTTATCTGAAATTTCTTCCCCTTTACGTGGTGTACTTGGCACAAACTATCTAAAAAAGTCTTTTGATCGCTGTGCTAGTCTTGAACAACAACGGCGTGATCCTTCCGATTTACTAAACAAAAAGAATACTGACGTTCGATTTTACGATACAATGATGCTGGATGATACTATATCCGGTACTCATGAGCTTTTAAAACAAATAGTATTATCAGTTAATGGTGCGGTTGAACCGGTAGACGATAGCCCGGCCGCCGCTGAACAGGCTGAATTTCATAATGACTGGCTTTATCAATTAACGCCAAACATTTGGGATGCGATGGACAATGCGCTTGACTCTAAGATATATGGCTATAAGTGCGCCGAGATTATATGGGGATCTGAAGAAAGTAAATGGATACCTAGCCAATTAAAATTCAAGCATTCATATCTATTTGACTTTGATTATGATGAATATGGAAATTTAAACGAAGTCTTAATTGCTTATTATGTCGGTAATGACGGGAAGTTGGTAGGTGAAGATATAAATAAAAAGATATTGATGATGATTTGGCCGTATGCAAAAGACGGCAATTATTATGGATCGTCAATACTAGACTCCATTTATCTCCAGTATTATCAGAAATACAATATTGAGCGTTCTTGGCAAACGTATTTACAAAACTTTGGTACTCCGATTATCGAAATAAAATACGATTCAGATGATTTAAAATCTGCTGAAAAAGATGATTTAAAAGATATGGCAGAAAATTGGCAAGATCAAATGTGG